TCCAATAACTCCTTCTCAAATTGGTAGAGGGGTAACAAGTCTTTTATCTCTTGTTCCTAATCCTATACAACCTATTGCTCAAGCTCTTAGTAAAGGATTAGCTGTAAGAGATATAGGGAATGTGATTAAGGGTGATCGATCAAGTGTACTTGGTGGGCTAGTAAGTGGTATAGAAAATTTTTCATTAAGTGATTTAACAGCTGATCTTGCAGCAAAAGCAAGAGGCGAAAAATAATGGATTGTTACCATTGTGGTACAAAATTAATTTGGGGTGGTGATCAAGATTTGGATGACGAAGAAGAATATTCGATGGTAACTAATTTATCGTGTCCAAAATGCGAAGCCCATGTCGATGTATATTTTCGTAGGGAACAAGAATAATGGAACAAGGTTTAATGTCTTTATTTAAAAAAGACCCACAAGGCATGATTCGTGTTTATCGTGGTGAGCCTCGTAAATTACCGAACCCAAAATTTGATTTTGGATATTCTGGCGATATGGAATTTCAAAAACAAGAAGGTAAAACGACAAGAGGAAAATTTTTCACACCTAATTTAGAAAAGGCGAAAGGATTTGCTGGTTTACAAGAGACTCCTTCAGTAAAACAAATAAAGCAAACAGGAGGAGGTCGTATTAAAACGATGTTAGTTTCTCCTGATGAATTTTCTAAAGCTGCAAAAGATGCGTTTAAGTTTCATGCATACGGTATGAAAGAAAATAGGATCGGTGGACCTCAAGCAGCAGAAAGAATGTTAAAAGATGGTTTACGATATGTAGATAGTTTAGATTTAGAACGAGCTATAGGAAATATAAACGATAAACAATATTTTAGAATGTTACGAGAAGGAATATTTCAATTCGCACCTGAAAGAGCGAAAACAGCGATAGTTGAATCTTTTAAAATAAATCCAGGAGGTATGATTTTAGAAGGATTAGGAGTTGCTGGAAAAGCTGTTGCAAAAGGTGCAGGAGTTTTATCTTACCCATTAGCATTATTATTTTCGCCTGAATTAAATTTAGATGAAGTAGAAGAAGGTGCTTTTACGGAATATGAAGAATTACCCCCAGAAGCGATGACGCTTGATGCAACTTAATAGTTTAGAAGAAATAGAAAAATATATTTCGTCTACCGATTTAGGTGAATTGAAACGAGACGAATTATTAGAATTAAATTTACTCACAGATGAATTAAAACGAAGAAAGCTCCAAGAAGAATGCCGAGGAGATTTTTTAACCTTTGTTAGAACGATGTGGAGTTCTTTTATCGAAGGTGCACACCATAGGATAATGTGCGAACAATTTAATAAAATTGCACGAGGGGAGTTAAAACGAGTTATTATTAATATGGCTCCACGACATTCGAAGTCAGAAATGTCGTCATATATGCTTCCATCATGGCTCTTGGGTATTCGACCAGATTTAAAAATAATTCAAGCAACACATACAGGTGAACTTGCTGTACGATTTGGTAGAAAAGTTAGAGATTTAGTAGATACAAGGGAATATAAAGAAGTTTTTCCTAATGTTTCGTTACGTGCTGACTCAAAAGCAGCAGGTCGATGGGAAACAACTGAAGGTGGAGAGTATTTTGCGTCTGGTGTAGGAGGTGCAATTACTGGTAGAGGTGCTGATATTCTTATTATTGATGACCCTCATTCGGAACAAGACGCATTAAGCGAAACAGCTATGGAAATGGCATACGAATGGTATACTTCTGGACCTCGACAGAGGCTCCAACCAGGAGGTGTTATCATTTTAGTGATGACTAGATGGTCAAAAAAGGACTTAACAGGTCAATTATTAAAGGCTCAAATGTCAGATTTAAAGGCAGATAAGTGGGAATTAATAGAATTTCCTGCAATTATGCCGTCTGGCAAGCCAGTTTGGGAAGAATTTTGGAAAATTGACGAATTAGAAGGTATTCGAGCGTCTTTACCCCACTCAAAATGGTCTGCTCAGTGGATGCAAGAGCCAACAGGGGGCGATGGGGCAATAATTAAAAAAGAATGGATTAATATTTGGGAAAAATCTGACCCTCCACTAGTAGATTTTATAATTCAAAGCTATGATACTGCTTTTTTAAAGTCAGAAAGAGCAGATTATAGTGCTATTACAACTTGGGGTGTTTTTAGGGTTAATGAATCCGAACAAGCGAATATAATTTTGTTAGATTCTATCCGAGATAGGTACACTTTTCCTGAATTAAAGGAAGTTGCTCAAGAAAGTTATTTACAATGGGATCCAGATTCGGTTATCATCGAAGCCAAAGCATCAGGAATGCCATTAACACAAGAATTAAGGGCGATGGGTATTCCTGTACAAAACTATTCGCCAAACAGAGGGCAGGATAAAATTGCTAGGACTAATGCAGTGGCACCGTTATTCGAATCAGGACTTGTATGGGTGCCAGAAACAAGGTGGGCAGAGGAGCTTGTTGAAGAGCTTACAGAATTCCCTAATGGTGATCATGATGATTTGGTCGATTCCACTACTCAAGCTATGTTACGATTTCGTCAAGGAGGATTTTTGAAACATCCATCTGATTATGAAGATGAGGCATTAGAACATAGTGTAAGACAATACGTTTACTATTGAGGTAAAAATGGCTGTAGAAAAAAATAAACCGTTAAAAGTTGTTGATTCTCCTGAAGATGAGATAGAAGTCGAAGTAGAAGAAGAAACACCTGAAACTGAGTTTGATGCAAATAATACTGTTCTTTTAGAGGACGGTGGAGCTATAGTTAATTATGAAGAAGAATCACAAAAGGGGGATATTGATGATTTTTATGAAAATTTGGCAGAAAATATCGACGAAGCTCAACTTAGCGAAATGGCTGCCGATCTTATCGAAGCGTACAAAGAAGACACAGAATCAAGGCAAGAGTGGCTCGACAGCTACACAGAAGGACTCGATCTCCTTGGAACAAGCACTGATGAAAGAAGTGAACCGTTCAGGGGGGCGTCAGGGGTCTACCACCCCCTCCTCGCAGAAAGTGCGACGCAGTTCCAAAGTCAAGCGTACAAAGAACTCCTCCCTCCAGGGGGTCCAGTCCAAACGAGGATCGTCGGTGAAAAGTCGAAAGAAGTCGAAGAGCAAGCCGAAAGGGTAAGGGGATATATGAATTTTTTAGTTCTGGACGTAATGGAAGAATTCGATCCAGAACTAGATCAAATGTTATATTACCTTCCTTTAACAGGATCTGCATTTAAAAAGACTTATTATGATCAAAATCTAAGACGACCAGTAAGTAAATTTGTACCTGCAGATGATTTAGTTGTATCTTATACTGAAAGTAATCTACAAACCTGTCCTCGTTTTACGCATATTGTAACTATGAATTACAACGATTTAAGAAAGTTACAAGTATCAGGGTTTTATAGAGATATCGAAATATTCGAAGACGAAGGCTTAGAAGATTCTGAGTCTAAAGAAAAAGTACAAAGTATAACAGGTTTTAGAAAATCGTCTAATATGTCTGATGTAGTAACTTTATTAGAAATGCATGTTGATTTAAATATCGAGGGCTATGAAGACGAAGATAAAAACGGAGAGCCGACTGGGATCGCTTTACCGTATATTGTTACATTAACAGAAGATATGGACGTTTTATCTATAAGACGTAATTATAGAGAAAACGATGAATTAAAACAAAGAATTAGATATTTTACTCATTATAAATTTACTCCAGGATTAGGTTTTTATGGTTTTGGTTTAATTCATATGATTGGTGGATTAACTAAATCAGCTACTTCGATATTGAGACAATTAATTGATGCAGGAACTTTAGCTAATTTACCAGCAGGATTTAAGTCGAGAGGATTAAGAGTTCGAGACGATGATCAGCCATTACAACCTGGAGAATTTAGAGATGTCGATGCTCCAGGATCTTCTATCCGTGAAGCGATTATGCCACTTCCTTATAAAGAACCGTCAGCAACTTTATTACAAATGTTAGGTGTATTAATAGATAGTGGAAGAAGATTTGCATCAGTAGCTGATATAAATGTAGGTGATAGTAGTCAAGGAATGCCAGTAGGCACAACAGTTGCTTTATTAGAACAAGGAACAAAAATATTATCAGCAATACATAAAAGATTACATTTTGCTCAAAGGCAAGAATTAAGAATATTAGCTGAAGTAGTAAAACAATCTTTACCAATGGAATATCCTTATGATGTTCCTGCAGCAAAAAGAACAATAAAAGAAGACGATTTCGATGACCGTATAGATGTTGTACCAGTAAGTGATCCAGCGATGTTTAGTATGAGTCAACGAATATCTATGGCTCAAACTCAACTTCAATTAGCACAGGCAGCACCACAGATTCATGACTTACAAGAAGCATATAGACGAATGTATTCAGCGTTGGGTGTTCAAAATATTGATTCTATTTTACCCCCTAAAGCTGAAATGGCACCTAAAGACCC